CCTCAAACAGCGAAGCACTAACGAGCTGTTGCTCATTTTGTTCTGTGTAAGCCGTAAGGCCTGTAACCAAAAACGCCATCTTTATTTGTTTTTAAATTGTGAAACGAATTGTGAGTAAGATTTTATCTTGTCAGCTTTGCTTTCAACGCTGACTTTTTTAAAGTTGTTAGGAACTTCAGCCGGTGCTTGAGAAGGTACGTTTACCAAAGTATCTACAAGCTGAATAAGTCCCTGCATTGCTTCGCTCTGTTTTGCAAATGCAGCTTTCATCGTGTTGTAATCAGATTGTAAAGCAGAAAAACTTTGTTCACTTGCTGCTATTCTGTTTTCAATTTCAGAAAACTTTGCGGCCATTTTCGCTTTCTCTTCTTCGTCTTTCTTTTCCATATCTTTTCCGCTTTCGATCTCAACACTAACTTCTGGAGCTTCAACTTCTTTCGGCTTAATTTCTGCGATCACACCGCCTTCAGCAAGTACGATCTCCGTACCATCTGCCAAAGTATGTTCACCGGCTGGCGCAGGTGAGCCGTCTTCGAGTGTAACGATACCGCCAACTTCTAAAGCTGAAACCATGATCTTAGTGCCATCTGCCAAAGTGTAACCTGGTGCCGGCATTGTTTCTTCCTGAAAAACAAGTTTTTTAACCTGTGATAAAAGTTCGATTGGGTTCATCATGCACATATATACCGAAACCTAAAAAAACTAGACATTTATCAATGAAAAGCGGCATTTTGTAAAAGCAAAAAGTATGTTTTTATGTACGTTTTTTTGTACTTACATTAACCGTACAAACTAAAAAAATTTTAAAATTGAATTGAGATGTGTGAAACACATACTATACTTTACTTTATTTCTTTTATTTACTTTACTTTATTTACTTTACTTTCCTTTGTTGAACGGCTGTTGAACGACCGTTTAACGACCGTTGAACGACCGTTGAAAAATTAACTCAATAACTTTAAAAAAGCTGCTTTTCTTTTTTCGTTTATCTCATTGAAATTGAAGTATTTAGCGCAGTATGTATGCAATAAAATTCCAAGTTCATCCCGCATATCTTTATCATTCACCAAATCGTTAATATATCGAGTCCAGTCGTCTCTTTTTTTGACATATTTTACGACATTTTCTGGAAAACCTAAGTACGGATCGACATGTGAAACAATGACAGGAATAGCCTTTCCGGCAGCTTCTAAAATTTTAATATTTGACTTATATCCGTTAAAATTATTCTTCACCAAAGGCACTAACATAATGTCAGAATGTTTGAACATTTCGTAATAATTAAACACATCTATGCCACGAATTAACGTGTGAGGTAAAGCCTGGTCCGCTGTGAAATAGTTAGCCATTTTATGCCAGTAATAACGCTCCGTATCATTCGAATCTGCAAAGCCACCCATCACCATTTGAATGTTACCGGATAGCTTTTTTAAAGGCGCTTGTAATAACTTTAAATCCTGATCATGTGTAATCCCCCCCGCCCAAAACAATTTTACAGCATCGGTTACAACTCTTTCCCCATTGAATTGAACTTGGCCGTAAGGAATTGCATTCGGTAATATTTCAACGTTTTTATTGTGATAATAAATAGCATCAGCCAACCTCTCATGAGTACATGTAACCAGATCGGCTTCCCTCATGTGATATATTAATTTTGCTGCGAAATTTGAAGCGTTATAACTATCGTACATCAAATGATCGTGCGATAATATCCAATAGTCATCCACATCCACAACTAACTTAAAACCTTTCTGCTTTCGCCTTTCGATTAGATTTTCAGGTTCCCAAATTCGATTGATAAAAACAATATCGTAATTGTGTTCATCCCATTGCTCTTCCGTCATTGAATCGGTTATTCTGCCGTATTCTTTTTCCATTAAAGAGATCGGGAGCATTAATCTGTGATAGCCGCAGCCGCTAAATTTTTGTGTTAATGTTAGGATTTTCATATTAATAAATACTAATAAAAAACCCCACCCGTAAAAACAGGTAGGGGGTAACCTAAATCAAACACAAAAACCGAATTAAAAGTCTTTAAGCAAATCTCTTAGTTTTTCAATTATCTCTTCTTCTTTCATTCTCATTTTTACTTCTGTCATATCGAACATACCTTCAACGCTGAATCCTTTGAACGTACCGTCTTTCACTTTTGCCCACGTTTCATCATTCATAACCTTTGCACCCAAAAACCACGTGCCATCTGGTAGGTCTTCAAACTGCTTCATTTTCGGAATGCCTTTGCTTTCATCTGCTATCCAAGACATAAAGAAAGTAATACCTTCAACTGGCTTTGTATGCATTTCGTTTGCGCTTTGCTGAAACCCTTTTGCGTAAAACTTCAAAGCGATTGTTTCAATAGTCTTTTTGTCAAAAAATACATAATATTCGCCTGTTTCATCTCTTCTGTAAATAGGCATGTCCGGGATCATTGCAGGGCCGACTACAATACGTTCTTCATTATTGACTACAGAAAAAGCATGCATCTTTTGACGATCTATCTGCTCAAGTTTACGCTGCGCCCACTCAATGCCAGCATCACCACCCCAAGCAAGCCACATAAGCCGTCCGCATCCGTCGCCTAATTCCTTTTGTGAGTTTTGCCTGTGCCTTTCAAAGGCTGCCATTTTTGCTATCGTGTCTCTCGATAGAGGTCGACCAGCTGCGAGATCGTTAGCTCTTTTTTTCCCGACAGGCGTTCCACATTCACCCCATCCGTTTTCTTCAGCCCACCTCAAAGCAACCTTTGCGTTCTCGCTTGCTTCTTTTGGATAGTCGCTGTAGCTTTCCTGAAAGTTCTGATCTTTGTTCTCCCATTTGCTATAACAGATCGCAGCCGCCTGTTCCTGATCTTTGCCTTCACCTACCATATACGAAATGCAGCGAGGTATAAACTCATCTTCCGATTCGCCTGCATTCGGCTCAACAAATATCTGTTTTTCAAATGCGAAAAACGTTTCATTAATGGCCGGCACGTCAACGAGTGCTATTGCGTTAACTTCCTGAATAGAGTTTTCGTCTTCTTTGATTGTCAATTTGAATAAAGGTAACTTTTCCATATTATCCGATCCTTGCATTACGCTCAAGGTACGCGTTTCTTTGATTGTTATTTTGAATGTCTGAATTCATGACATAAGCTCTTAAAGACTGATTCCCTAGATCATTTATTGCTTGAGCATTTAGTGCCTGCCCCTGTACAGCAGGTGAAAGTCCAGGCTGCATTGGTGCGTTTAAATTGCCCGGAGGAGGAGGGGGAGTAGGACCAGTTCCACCTCCTCCACTGCCATTCATAAATTTACCTATTGAAGTTGCTGATATTGTTGCAATAGAACCAGCCGCTCTAATTTTTGCAGCTATAGCTTGTTTTGTAGCTAATGCCATCCCTGAACCTGGCACTATTAAATTCATAGGACTTGCCGCTCCAGCTGCATAATATGAAGCTATTTCTCTTTGCGTATCCATTATTATTTTAACTATTGCCAAAGCTTTATCTATTACAAAAAATGCGTTAGCCAATTTTTTATTCTTACCTGCTAATGACTCTAATGCATTAAGTCCGGCACTTGTTGCGGCAAATGTTGCATTTTGTAATTCTATTTCCGCTTGTAATATTTGATTATTAAATTCTTGTTTTTTCTGTAAATCTTCTTGTTTAAACTTATCTTCTAATGCAACTTCTTCCTGTCTTTGTTTTTGACGTAATGCAACGGTCAAAGCTAAGCGTTGCATGAAATTCAGATTTTCATTTGCAGCGATCTGACTCAACTGCTCCTGATGTGTTATTTGTAACTCCGCTTTTTCTTTTTCCCTTTGATCTTTAATACCGGCTAACCTTATTTCCTCATTTATTTTGTTTATTTCATTTGCAAACTCTTTTTCTTTTTCTTTTTGCTCTTTTCTATATTGATCTTCAACTTCACTTCTTTGTCTTCTATATGACTCTTTTAAAATGTTTATCTCTTCTTCTGACCTTCCTGTTAATTTAATTAAATCTTCATTGTATTTTTTGTCAATATCTAAAAGCTCCTGATCTCTTTTTGTCATTAAAGATTTGCGTCTTTCAGCTACAACCTGATCAGCCTCTTCTCTTCTTTTGTTTTCTTCATTTGCCGCTTGTTCGTTAGCTTCTGATCTATCTTTATTCCCTTTATTATTTGCACCGTTTAATTGATTCTGATAGCCTGCATATTGATTCTCTTGCTGAAGAAGAGTACTCTTCATTGTTTTTATTGATTCATCCGCTTCGGTTTTTACTTTTTCAGGATCAAAGAGCTGATTCGCAACCCAATCAGAAGCCGCTACATTCATCTTTGTAATTTCCTCATTTATTGTAGTAGCAACAACTTTGCCAAATCCTAAAACATCACTAACTTGATTAACTGTTAAAATAATCAAATCAATAGGTGCGGCTAATGCTCTTAAAATAGCAGTATTGGCTTCAATAGCGCCACGAATAACCATTTTTGTTAATTCGTTATTTCTTTTTGCAGCTGCTATCTGAGATACTTTTGTTATTTCAGCTTGTTCTATTCTTGCTTTACTTTCTGCAATAACTAATTTTAGCTGACTCATTTTAATTTGCAGTATCTCCTTTTCGCTTTTCCCTTGCAGCTTTAATATCTCATCTGATGAATTTAAAGCGTCCATCTTTTCTTGTTCCGCTTTTAAATTCTTTTCTGTTTGTTCATTTAATTTTTCCTGTTCTTTTGAAACACCATTTACAAGACCTTTAATATCATCCCAATAAGCAACCAAAGTACCGACTGCTACAACTAAGGCACCGATGCCAGAAGATATAAGAGCTTTTTTAAACCCACTCACACCTTGTGTAGCAGCATTGACAAAAATCTTTAACTGCTGCCAACTTTTACCTAAATCCTTTAATTGGCTTAACCCTTGCGCCAAAGCCATCGCACCCTGAACTTTCAATAATGCCTTTTGTACGTCCTCACTTTCAGCACCAACCAAAGCCATTGCACCTTGCACCGCACTAAAACCGGCTGCTATCTGCGAACCCAATGTAACAAATGCCTGAAACTTTTTCCCAGGATCAAATAAATCCGCCGTCTCCCTTGCATCATCAATTCTATCTTTTAAATCAGCTACTTTTCTTGCAGCATCAATAGCCTGCGTTGCCCCGAATTTATCCTGCATTGCAAGCAACTCCTGATTAGCTTCTTTCAAAGCCTTTCGCATATTACCTACCGACTGAAAATCCACCTGTACCGTTGCCCCTATAACCGTATTAGCCATTATCAATTATTTTTAAAAGTTCAACCTTTACCAATTCATTATTTGTAACATCGTAATCGCTCACCTTATTCAACCGGAACCGCACCCCGTCAATAAATACCGCTTTGCCAAAATCGAGTTGCGCTATGTCCAAAGGTTTCAAATAAACATGACACGTTAACAGCTTACTATCTTTGTCAGCTATTTCAGCAATATAGTTGCTCCAAAATCTATTGAATAGATTTTGAGAAGGATATGTTCCTACAGTAAAATAAACCTCGCTAGGTGCGCCAAAATTAAGATCTTGAGTAGGTGTAATCGGATCATCTAAGTGACCAGCGTAACCATAAAACGTCTTTGCAAAATTGCTGCCACCGACCATAATATTCCAACTACTTGCACTTTTCTTTTTGCTGAATAGAATCCTTATGTTTGAATCCGTCCTGTCTTCCGCTAATAACTCATTTGATTTTTTGTAAATAGGAACCACATATTTATCAGATGCTTCATATTGAATAAGCGGTGAAGATGCAAATATTATATCAGTCGTTTGTTTGTCGTTTGAAAACTGAAAACCAGTATCGAACTGTCTATCCGCATAATTCTGATTAAACTTCTTCTTGTAACTTTCATTATAAAAATCTGAATCTTGGTACGATCTGCCAGCTCTTATCTCTTGCAACCTTATAAGTCCAGTCTATATCAGCACCACTCATGAAATCCACATAAGGCACAATATTAAGCGTCTTCTCATTCTCTTTATCTTCATAAACGTAAAGATTAAACATCTTGATTATTGACGCTAAAAAGTCTTTTTGAAATATACCCTTCGGTATCGTTTCATTTACAGGCACCGTATCTCCACTTGTTATTAATGTCGGTATTGCATTGTCAACATTTATGTAAAAATTACTGATAATTCTCGACAATAAAACGGTCTTTGTTAATTCAGGATTCAAACTGAAAACTTTTATTTCAAAAACATCATTTTGTACTATAGGCTCTTCAAAGCTGAAATCTATATTTATCTGCCCTATTTCACCGCTATATTCAAAGATGTATAAAGCATTCCCGTTTTTATTAATAGATATCCTTAAAGCTTTTTCCTCAACTCCACCTGTAATGGTATATCCGCAGTTCAAAGTGAATCTGCATTTTCCATTTATAGGTGTTGCAATGTTATATGTGAATTGATCTTTTGTGCCGCTTATAACAAAGTTGCCGCCTATTGCAGTTACATAACTCAAAAGTGTATTGTCTATTGTGCTAAGGCTTCCGCTTCTTCTTTCACACCTTAGCTGACGTGTATCTAATTTAGTTAATTCTTTTGTATTGTGCGGAATGATTAAAGACTTAAAATAACTTGTATTAAAAAAAGATGAGTTATAAGTATATCCAGCCGCTGTAAACATTTTATCGATATATTCTTTTACATACAAAGCAGGCCTAAAAGTACCTATTTCATAATCATCATTCAATCCTGAAAGAACTGCCGTCTCCCTATATAAACCGTAATCAATAAGCGGATAAAAGTAACCGCTGCCAGGTGTATTATCCCAGCTTGCGGATATGTTTGAATGGCTTAATGTATGATCGTAAGTACTAAAATCTAGATCTTCCAATTTCTTATTACTGATCTCGGCCATTAACCCTGAAAGCTCACCAAACAATGCGCCTTCATATTCTAACATGTCGCCTTCTTTAATTATACCTGTAAGTCTAAAAACACCCCTAAGCACTAACAAACCATTTAACCTTAATTCGGCCCTGCTCGTTTGCGCTACATTGAAAGCAGACCCGATATTAGGCTGTCCCGGTGTATAAGGATTATTGCTACCCATCTCCGCAATATGTCCGAATATAGTATTATTGTTTCCGGTACCTGGTAAAACTATCTGTTTGCTAAATGATGTTTCACGTGAAGCAAAGTTCCTGATGTCATCAATGGCAAAAGTTAATTGAATACTGATCTGATCATTTATATCTGCTCTTTGCCCTTCTATAAACAGTTCATACATATTATCTGAATTGAACGTTATTATCTATTGAAAATTCAATATTGACCGTCAAAGTATCTGTTTTATTTATTCGATCGTCTTTAAACTCATAATTTGAATCCGTTATAATTACAGGATAAAATTCCTGAGTTGTTGAATTTAGCAGATAAACAAGCGAACTATTAATCAATTCAGATAGCCAGTCGTATTCGCCTGTACTTAGAATATCGCTTGTTAATTGCATCTTTTCTTTGTAGCTGCCAGCGTAAACCTTTGAAGCCTCATTATAAGCATATCCAAACTTGTCAACCATTTGACCGCCTGATAAGGACCATCTCATTTGCTCGAATCTCTTTTTCTGATTTTCATTTAATATCTTACCATGTATGAAAGTATATGAATCAAAAGCACCAAAAGCATTCAGAAAAACAAGCGTATATGTGTCATATTTAGCGCACTTCTTTTTTATGTTTCGTGTGCCAATAATACCCGAAACAGTACCCGATAATTGAAAGGTAATTTCATCATTTGCAGGCGTCCAACCGAAAACAAAAGCATTGCCATTGCCGGTATGCGTATATTCATTCTGCACCGATCCGTTATATTTTTCCTGTCTTGCAAACGTTTGACCTGAAGGTAGGAAAACAGATAATACAACAGGCTCACCAGCATACCAATACGTATCTGTCGGCCTGTTACTTAGAATCATTGGCCCTGTAATATCTGACGCTTTACGATCCCACACGTTGCGTGTATAATTGTTATAAACCCGATAAGTGCCGGAAGCTATGTTTGTAGTTGTCACACCGCCGCTCACCTCACCATACCGTACATCGTATTCAGTCCAAAATTCTTCAGCACCCATCTGTTGCGTTGTGTCAAAAGAAAATACATCCAAATTAGATAATACGTTCCCTGATTCTAAGGTAGCTCTGACAATATTGCCTAAATCCAATACACCATATTTGCCCGTACCATAAGGACTATTCTTAACCCTTGTCACTAAGCTGCCAGACTTGTAAATGTCAAAGACATATTGAAATCCTGTAACTGCTTTGTTTGTCGATTCAGCAACGTGCCATACTTCGCCATGCGCTGACTGATAACCTGTTGGTGATTGTGAAACTGTTATACTCATATTGTTGGTATTTTAACTCCCCTTCCCGGCCCTTTGCTTTTAAAGTTTGCCAAGTCTTCTTTCATTTGTTCTAAATTAACTGTAATCGTTTTGCCCAATGCAGCGGACATTTTTTGCCCAAAATCTTTAAATGTTTGATCAAAAGCATCTGACCAGAATCCTGTCTCATAAAGACCGTCTCTTTTAATACTCTTTGCGATAATATAAGCAAGCGTTCTTCTTCCCTTTGTAGGATCTATTGCTTTGCGTTCCCTACCTTCGCGGCCTTTTAAATCTCTTGCTGTAGCTGTTAGCCTGTTTTGAATTATCCACTTTTCAATGGCCGTGACATGGCTTTTTGAAGGTGTAATATATTTAAACCGATATGGCGAAGTATTGTTCTTTCTGCTTGCACCGGCACCTCTTACACCTTTGTCAACAAATTTAAAATAGTCTAAGGCTTTGAAGTTAATAAGATAACCGCCCTTAGCCGGCATGACTTCAAATGACAAACTTCTATCAAGCGCACCTGTAGTGATCGAATTAGTCTTATTTAAGTTATCAGAAGCTGTTTCCAAAAACTTCACAATATACCGGCTCATTTCTTTTTCAAGTTCGCTCAATTCAGCAACATCTTCACGTAACATGCCGCCGGTATCAAGACCGCCCATCTGTAAAAATTTAGCCTGTGCTTCCGCAATACTTGCCATGTAATTAAATACCGATAAAAGAAAAACCCCCACCTATAAAGGCAGGGGGAGCTGTAAACATGTAAACTAAACAATGACACCGCAAAGATAGTTTATTTTTTCCTTTTCAAATCTTCCATCTGCTTTGCCTCAAGTTTATTCTTCATCTTCATATAAGCCAAGCCATTAAGGAACTGCAAAATAGGAAGATCAAAAGCAGCGTCTAAGCTGATTCTTTCATGATCTGCGACAACGGTCGCGGAATAAACCCATCCGTAATGCTTTGAAAAGACTGATTCAATATTTTCAGATCCTGGCTCTTCATCTTTTGCTGTAGCTCTTTCTCCGAATAAGACAGGATATCTTTTATCGATCCCATTAATACACTGCAAAAAAAAACACACGCATTATAAACAAAAGGAAACGGAGCATCGAGCAAATCAGTTGCATACTTTTCATGATCGGCCGCATTGTACTTTTTGTCAAAGTAAAGGAAACCGATTCGCCTTTGAGGAATAACACACGAAGCCATTAACCTGTGAAGGTTTTTAAACATGCCACCCCCGGTAAATGTCTTTGCCTCAATATACCTTGCAGCAGGTAGCTTTTCAATCTGCCAGTTTAAACGATAATACCTTCCGTTTACCTTTATTCGCTTTCTTGCTTCCTTTTTAAAGTCAAACTCAAAGAAGTGTTTATATTCGTTAACTTTCTCAAGTGGCCAGCTATCGACTTCATCTTCACTTTTGCCGGTAAGTACACAAATAACCTTAACCAATTTATCGAGATCGGTAAAGGATTCGTTTTCAATAATAGGCAGCATATCCTGATATTGCCTAACTGTAATTTGATTCCAATTCATAAAAAAGAATATTTAACTTGACCGCCGTTATCTTGCACGTACATCGACCATGCCAAGGCTAAGGCATTCACGCAGTCATCATGCAGGCCTACAGGTGCTGTATATTTTACCCCTGTTCCCGTCATCTGATATTCAAAAGATTCTAATTCTGCCCTGATCGTACCTTCAGGAAAGATCACACGCCTTTGATGAATGGCAGCCGCTAACCCTTCCATAAGCTGCTGCTTGCTCGTTTGCGTATACTTGAAAGAATGTACATCAGATCGCACACGTTGAATATCCTCTGTGATAGGATCGCCTACGCCTGTAGAATCGATTTTAAGCGCACCTTTCGGCAAACGTGAGATTATCTCTTTCGTTTCATTCCAGGGCCTCTGAAAGCGCTCAAAATAGCTCACAACACCAAACCGATCTAAACCAATGATAACAGTCCAATCGAAAGACTTGGCAAGGTCTATCCCAAAGCATACAGGAGGCTCGTGCGACATCTGACCTGTGCAGATACGTATGTATTCTAACCCGAAAGGATTAGCCACATTGTCATTGAATTCAGCAAGGTATTCCTGTTTGAAGGCAAGTTCTGGAAGGTCACGCCTTGCAGCCTCGATCTCTGAAGGGTCTATATGCGGATTGCTAAGGGTAGGCATCTGCCAGCTCATCCAGTCCGGCTCACCTGTCTGCCCTCGCATCCACAATTTATAAAAATCATTCTTACCTTTTGGAGTTGACATAAACCAAGCATCCCCTTTGAGATCGGTAAGAGTAGGTCTGATTGCCTCTGTCCATGACTGCCATAGGTTACGATTGAACGCGGCTTCATCCACAATAGCTAACTTGTATTTGCGTGAACGACCTGCAAGCGGATTCTCTAAAGACCAAAACTCAATAATGCCACCTGTGACAAGCTCTATAAACTGATTGTCATGCTTCTTCTTTATGATAGGATTAAGGGCAGCAAGTAGCTCTTTATACGTTCCCTCAAGTAGTTTGTATGTAGGAGCAAAGTAAGCAACAGGATGCTTTTTAATAACGTAATGAGAAAGCAGATAGCCAGCAAGTACCGACTTCCCCCACCTCCTACCGCAGTCTAAAACATTAAACCTTTTACGCTCAGATAATACCGAGGTCTGAACCTGCGTTAGTATCGGAAGCGTTATGTCGATGTCCATAATGCACGTTGATGTTTATTTCCCCCGTATGATCTTGCTGTTCTTTCGGCTTACCCATTGCCCTCGTGATGATCGTTTCAATATTGTAAAGGCTGCCCTTCTCGATGCTCTTCCTGATCGCACCGGCAACAGCCTTCTCTAATACCGTTGCTTTCGGATTCTCGAATACTTCCTTCAGTTCGTTTATATCCATTGACAGCAAAGCCATTAACGTATCGTTAATCTCTGAAAGCTTATACCCCTGCTCTTTGAGTAGAGATACGAACTTGCGAGGCCTTCCGTTCGGATTACCACTTTCGCCTGGCTTAAATTGACTATGTTCTGGAGGTATTGGCATCCCTGTTATTTCCCTGTTTTATTGAGCGACAGGGTGGAATCGAACCCCTCCTTCAAGCTGGAAGCCTGATGTGCTACCGGTAACACTTCTGTCGCATTTGTTTCTTTTCTTGGATATGATATACTTAACGATTTGCAGAAAGGTATAAAACTTTTGTCAATGGGGTAAATATATTTCCATTTAGGTTTTGTTTTTAATACTTTAACATTTAAACCTTTTTTTCTTAATTCAATAGCTGAAGATGTTCCATATCTGCTACATAAAGTTCTTCTGTGTTCTCTTTTACCATTAACTATTAAGTTTGTATCTGTTGAAAATCCTGTGTATATCCAATTTGTAGCTTGGTATATCGTTCCAAAATGACCTTGTTCACTATCTGCATAACTTACTACCAATTTACATAATGGCAGGTTTTTCTTAATTAGCTTTAATGCTATTGAAAGTGCTTTACTTGTTAATTCATGCTTACCATTTAAAGCTATTCTAACTAATTCCACTACTTGACCTTGTTTAAGTCCATAAGGTTCAGCAAGATTATTTGTTGCACCACTTCCGAACAAAATAACACCACACCATTCATTTTTATCATTAAATACTGAAAAGCCAGTGACATTTACAGGTACTGCTTTTGCATAATGAAAATTCATGCAAGCATATTTTATAGCTTTATATGATGCTTTTTCTAATCTCATATTTCACCTGCACTTACTGAAAAGTAAGCTCCTTTATATTTTCTATCTAAAAGTTCCTGTATATCTATTTCAGCTTTTTGTAGTTGTTCTGGATTTTCAAATGTTATTTTCATAGTAGGAGGTTTGTTTTTTTCTTCTCCTATCAATTCATCTTCACTTGGCATTATTGCAAAGTCAGGAACATCCAAACCCCATTCATTAAGCTTTTCAGCATCCCATTCATTTGCAAGCATGTCCCAATCCCATTCGCCATAACCTACATTATCTTTGATCGTGAAAGCTCTTTGCTTCTCCTCTGACCAATCGACTATTTCGCATGGTATCTCTTTCCATCCCAACTCCTTTGCCGCCTTTAGTCGCATATTGCCGCCAATAACGATCATATCGGTATTGCAAACAACAGGACGCACGTTGCAAAAGTCAGGGTCTTCATCAAGTGATTTAACGAGCTTGTAAAATTTGTCATCCTTAATTAACCTCGGGTTATTAGGATTGCTTTTGATCTGACTTATTTTAACCTTGTTCATTATATAAATACTATTTTTTCTCAAATAACTTTGACCACGTTGTCGGCACGTTGGTATCTCTTACAAGTATATAACCTTTCTTTTCGAATAGCTCAACCCATTCTGTTTGTTCTTTTACGTTAATATGTCCCCACGCAGCATCCCAAACGGTGCGCTCTGATGTGGAAGAAAACAGGATGTATTGCGGCTGTATTGCTTTAAATAGCTTGTCTAATTCTTTATCTGTCATGTGTTCTGCAACCTCGATAAACAGCATAAGATCAGTCGTAATTGGCTTATCTGATATTTTAAGGTGAGGCAAACGATTCGACAAATACTCTTTGTGAGCTTTGAACTTCTCCCAGATAGTAACCTCATATCCTGAAACGTAGAAGGCTTCAGCGTATGCACCTGTACCGGCACCGTAATCGAGAACGGAGTTAACAGGTAAGGACTTAAGATCGTTCACCAACCCGAAAGCCAGGTTCATAAACTCTTTGTTATCCGGTGAAATGCCAGCGTCTAATTCTGTTTTGAGAAACAGCTCTTCGCTCACCATTGCGCTTTGTTCGGGGATGTTTACTGTATTTAAACTCATAAATTAAAATGATGTATTAAGTCTTCAACTGCTTTAAAGTAGCATCCTGAACAATATCTGTTAGGAAGCCAAGATTGATCTAACTCTTCCCTGTAAATACGCTCGATCTCATATCTGGCCAACTGATCGAGGTCGCGAATGTAACCAATGCGAACCGTATGCCAGGAATGCTCAATACTGATAAAGGCTTCTCGATTCTTTTCGTATTGCGTTTCGCTTATTTGGTTTTTAGGTTTTCGAGCCATGCCGCTAGTGCTGCTGTTGAGGATGTTACAAATAAAAGCTCAATGACAAAGGTAGGGCAAAAGTACATAATTGCACTAAGCCACATTGCAAAGCACATGGGGCAGGAGAATGGTTTATGTCTTAATAGTTTATACCTTTCATCCATTCGGAAGACACCGAACCATATCCAGGAGCAAAGTATCGCTGTAATTGGTATGAGTATAATCATATTACTTTTTTTACTCTTATAGGTTGAATATCTTTGATGTAACCATTCTTTTGCCCTTTGCTGGGTATGATGCGACCATGTAACCTTTGCATCATGTATTCATGTACTTCCTCAAGAATGTCATTAATATTATCCGGAGTGACATTTTCAGGAACGTCTATAAGCATTTCGTTTGTTACAAGTAGGTAGTTACCTATCATTTTTCCCGTCATCGCTGTACGTATTTTTTCTTTCCCTTTCTTGTAAATACGTTCAACCTGCTTCATACTTATTTTTGTTTCCTTGCTGATCTTTTCCATACTGCCTAGCTCCTGGTGAAGTTTCAGCATTGCCTTTTCAACCCAGTGAAGGTCCTTATCTATAGCCTGCTCCATTGCTTGCAGTTGGCTTTCCCTTTCCGCCCGGCTGTCATCTGTTTGCTCATTAAATAGGGCCTCTGTGAATTCATAAGTTTGAGAACGGTAGCGCCTGTGAAACCTGTTTCCGGGTTGAAAGATCATCCTTTGCACTATTCCCGTAGCGTAAAACATTAACTGTTTTTTCTGATAAAGATCTATTATCAGTTCATCTTTTTTCTCGCAAAGGGTAGCAAATAGTTCGGACTTGAGATCATCCTGCCCGGCGCCAGCATTGAATTTACCCAGCATTTTGTCAATATCCGGACTGCTAAATAGTTCCGCTAAAATCGTGCGGCCGAAAGTGGATGCACCCGAATCCTTCGTCTGTTTCGACTGTAGCATGAGGAATTATATTTATTGCATTATCATTAGGTATTAAAAGAATCTGCTGCATGGCTGTAATATTGCGGCAAATACCGATGTTTGAAGTGAATACCACACCTAGAAAATTATTGTTTTTCTGATGCTTTTTCTCCCAATATCGACACGTTGCGCATATCACGCCCGAAAAATAAATAAAAAAAAGTTTAAAAAAAATTTGGAATTGTGTAAAAGCTGTGTATATTTGCTATATCAAACAAACAAAAACTAAACAAAATGAGAACTTTCACAAACGAATCAGGAACAAAATCAGTAAGAATAACTCAAGAATTTACTGGTATTATTAGAGCTGCCTATTTTCAAATTTACAACAACGAAGAGCAGGTCCTTTTATTCAAATCATTTAACTCAATTAAGCAAGCTGAAAAATGGGCTTTTAATATTTTAGGAATTTAATATATTTTTTGTAAACTTTAAAACTAAACATTATGTTACTTTGGATTATCGGACTTTTAGTCTTCGCTTACTTTTTCGACTACCTTAATGTGAAACGAATTAAACAGATGCCTATCTGGAAGGGAAAGCACCTTCGCGTTCACAATCAGAAACAAGCTATTAAAGAATCTAAATCAAAAAATTATGGTAGTTAAAATCTTAATAGAATCAACAGATCTGAACCATATTAAGTCAATCTGTTATAACGATCCAGAACATACGGAAGAGAGTTTTGTTGCTAGATTAATAGCCGTTCATCCTGTAACTGAACATCACTTCAGATATGTTGAAATTGAAATTAAAGATATGCAAATGTTTTTAACGTCTCTTTTCATAAAAGGAAAACAAATAGGCAGTAAAATTGAACCTTCATATTATAGCAACCCTTTACCATTTTAAACATAAAACCCAAACATCATGAAGCAACTACTTCAAATTCAGGCCGAATTAAAAGCGCCAAAAAATCAATTCAACTCATTCGGTAAGTACAAGTATCGATCCTGTGAGGATATTCTAGAAGCTGCAAAACCTGTACTTCAAAAACATGGCTGCACCTTAACATTATCAGATTACATTCAAACAGCCGGCTCTTTAATATATGTCGAGGCCGTTGCAACTATTACAAACGGAACAGATACCATACAAGTAAAGGCGCAGGCTGGCATTGATACAAACCGCAAAGGGATGGATATAGCGCAGTCATTCGGTAGCTCAAGCTCATACGCTCGAAAGTATGCGCTCTCAGGTCTTTTCCTTTTGGATGATACTAAAGATGCAGACGCTACAAATACACACGGAAAAGAAATACCTACAAGGGCAGATAAAGACGCCTTGATCAAACAAACTGAAAAGCTACCTGAGGAAAGAAGAGCAAAGGCTATTGTTGCTATTAACAAAGCAGAAACTCATGACGAATTTATTAAACTTAAAACCGCATTAGATGGCATCAAAATTAACTGAACAACAGATTAAAGATGTAAACGAGTTGTTATCTTCCGGAACATTAAGACAATTTGAAATAGCTCGTAAATTAAACATCGATGCAGCTACTATTAACTACTACCATAAGTTACAAAAAGGATATAAAATGGTAGTAAAAGAAGGTTATTTCAATGTAAATTTATACACTAAAGAATTAGTAACAATTTAAAACCTAAACAATGGAAACAAAAAAAACAGCTATTGATGAATTCTGGCAAAAGCTATTATCTAAGGATGAAACCCTTGCGCTTAAAATGGTAAGCGAATACATGGAATGCAAAAGATTAGAAAGCATACAAATACGCAATGCCATGCGATATGCCAGGAACCAAGCTAATAATAACAAATCAGGTGAAGATTATATCCTTGAAACATTTGGATATACCGTTTAAAATTTAAAAAACAAAACATGAAAAAAATAGTAATTCTTAAGGATAGAGCCGAATATATCGTAAAGGAACTCGGCGACAAATGCAAGTATATTGAGGAAGCTGGCTTCTTTGATATTGAAATAGATAATAATGATATTGATACATTAGTGAAATTATTTCATGCCGGAATTGAATACGGAATGAATAAGGCACATAAAAACATAGAAGATATTTTAAACAAAAAACTCGGAGTATTTAACTATTAACCAATAAAATCAAATCAAAATGGCAAATTTAACATTTTACAAAGTATCTGCATTTGTATACGATATGTATTGCAAATCGCAATTAAGTGACAATAAAACACCAATTTATAAAATAATAGAATACCATAAGATCGGGAAGCATATAGGTGAAGCAATGTACCAATTGGGAATATATGAAATGAAGGGATCAAAAATTATATGGAAAGCAAATGCACCAACTATTGAATTGATTGAAAAGATAGAAAGTAAAAGAAAAGAGATTCAAGATATAGGAAAAGCAAAATATATTCAAAAAATGGTGAATAAAAAAAAGGAACTACCTAAAATTTCTGAAGTCGATCAATACAAAGATGCACTTGAAAAGGCTTTATTACGTATCAATGAGCTTGAAAGTAAAAAAGAAATTCAGCAGCCTGTGAAAAAATCATTCATATCAAAACTTTTTAATTAACCAATAAAATCAAAACAAATGTCAAACTACGACAACACGAACAAAGGTGTATTATTCACCAACGATCAGAAAGGAAATGAGAAAGCGCCTAACTACAAAGGCAAGCTGAATGTAAACGGAAAGGAATACGATATAGCAGGATGGGTAAGACAAGGTAAAAATGGAAATTTCCTTTCGCTTACCATTGCAGAACCTTTTAAAAAAGATAGCGATTCACCTAAGCAAACCACATACAATAAACCAAAAGACACCGGCGATCTGCCATTTTAATTATGACACCAGAAGAAGCACTAAAAGAGATTAAAGATTATTTCAACCTGGAGCTTTTACCTTATTCAAGACAACGTTTATTTTCAATACTTGAAATGCTCGATAAAACAAAAACAATTACCAAAATAAAAAAGGTATATGTTTATAGTGATAATGAAGTTCAGCATCAAGAAAATAGATTAGATCTTGTTGAAGAAGCGCAAAGGATAGCTCACATGTACGATACATCTTTGCATGAAATGAAAGGACGCAGGCGGTTTGTAAATATTGTTTCAGCACGTGCGCATTTCTGCAGATATGCAAAGTTAAATTCGGATATCAGTTTGAGTGAATTAGGTAGGTTTCTAAGGCGGGACCATACAAGCATAATGCACCTTATTTATAATTCAAAACAAAGATGTATAATACCACCTTTGCCACGTAAAATCAGAAAGAAATGATCTATCTTATAATTCTTTTAATATTGATCGGATTCGGACTTTTATTTATAAGCGGCTTTAATGCTTTAAATCATAATCATGAAGAAGATAACTGAAAAAGACGTACATACAGCCGTTTGCAAATACCTAGATGCTCAATACCCAGATGTGATCTATTTATCAGATCCGTCCGGTATGAGGGTCACAATAGGCCTGCAAATGGAACTGAAGCGTAAAAGATGCAAAAGGTATAAGATTCCTGATCTGATTATTCTGCATCCTAATAAAATTTATAAAGGACTTGTAATCGAAATAAAGACTGATCTGTCAAAGGTTGTAACTAAGTCTGGAGACTTGCGTAAAGATCCACACCTACAGGATCAGCTTATAACCTTAGAACGATTGCAGGTATTAGGATATGCAGGTGTATTCGGTTGCGGATTCGATCACATCAAAAGCCTTTTAGATGAATATTTTAAACCATAAAACTATATAAATGAGAATACTTGTAGCTTGTGAAGAAAGTCAAGCAGTAACAAAAGAATTTAGAAAAAAAGGATTTGAAGCATTTAGTTGTGATTTATTACAATGTTCAGGTGGTCATCCTGAATGGCATTTACAACAAGATGTTACTGAATTGTTGAAACAAAAATGGGATATGATTATAGCATTTCCTCCATGCACTTATTTAACAGTAACAGGCAACAGATGGTTTAATATAGATCGGTACGGGCAAAAAGCAATACAAAGACATCAAGATAGAAAAGATGCTGTTAAATTTTTTATGATGTTTGCAAATGCTGATTGTAATTACATAGCTATTGAAAACCCAGTTGGCATTATGAGTAGTGAATGGAGAAAACCAGATCAAATAATTAACCCCTATAATTTTGGAGACCCATACGAAAAAAAAACGTGCTTATGGCTTAAAGGATTAAAAACATTAAAATATACGAATGTTGTAAAACCTGAACCACGAAAACAATTTAAAAGCGGTAAAACAATGCCTAGTTGGTATGCTGATGCTTGGAAATTACAAAAAGATGAACGTGCAAAATTAAGATCAAAGACTTTTTTAGGAATTGCTCAAGCAATGGCAGATCAATGGGGTACTTTTTTATTAAACCATAAAAACCAATAAACATGACACGAACTCAAGCACTAGCAAAGCACCTGTTAGCGGGTAAACCAGTAAGCATCAAAACAGCTTACAACTATTTCGGAATCAGTAATATTAGCAGGGAAGTGATAAGGTTAATTGAGCGACCTTTTGGAGTAATCCTTACACGTACAAAAAAGGAAGGGAAAACGAAATACGGATCGTATTGCAATTGGATCGAATATAGTCTAATGACTAACAAGCTAAATGCAGCCGGGATAAAAAAGCTAAAAAAATTCCTACAGGAAAGCCAAAATAAACAGAAAGTTTATTAAATTTGTAAACGATGAGTAACGGCATCACTTTAACTTTTTAGCCTGGATGGAATAGCTGCGACCGTTACCGCACTATTCTTGAAGGGCTTTTTTATTTTTATGAATAAAGACGCATTTTACTTTCCGCATTTCAGCAATGCAAGGAACGACCGCAAAATATTAAGACTGCGAAGGGAACTAGGTACTGAAGGATATGGCATTTATTTTATGATTCTTGAGATACTTAGGGACTCAACAGATTACAAATATCCATTGCAAGATATTGATCTGCTTGCAGATGAATTTAAAGTAAGTGAACCTAAAGTTAAAACAGTTATTTGTAACTATAATCTATTTGAAGTTGATCAAAATGAAATGTTTTTTAGCGCTAAATTTAACGAATACCTTGCCCCTTATATCAGGATGAAAGAGCAAAGGAGATTAGCCGGAATAGCAAGCGCTTCAAAAAGATTAAACTCAACAACCGCTCAACAACCGCTGAACGACCGTTCAACGACCGTTCAACAAAGTAAAGGAAAGGAAATAAAAGAAAGTAAAGTAAATAAAGTAAATAAAGGAAATATATTTACACCACCACAGATAGAAGAAGTTAAATTATTCTTTGAAGAAAACGGATATGTAAACGGTGAGAAGGCATGGAATTATTACAACGATGCAGACTGGAAGGATAGCACCGGAAAGCCTGTAAAGAATTGGAAACAGAAAATGCGAGGCGTATGGTTTAAAGATGAAAACCGAAAGCCAGCACCAAAAGAAAGAATATTAACCTTATCAGAATTAATCGAACAAAAAAAAGCAGAAGGCGATGAAAACTATTTTTAAACTATTACCACACGAAGCAGAAACGGCGATAAAATCTGCATTGAATGAAGCCGAAATGATCGCAGGGCGTAATCTTACCGATGAACAGAAAAGCACTATTATCCGTTTTCTTTTGGATGATGTGAAAACAAAGTTCAACTGGTTAACCGTACCATATCTTAACCAGGCGATCAGAAACGGCCTTTCCTCTGACTTTAAATACTTAGACTATAAAACTATATGCAAATGGTTTTGGGAGTTTAAAAACCTTCCTGAAATGCGTTTAAAGATAATTCTGAACACACCCCTAACACCGACAAACGTG